AAGGAAGTCCTGGCCCAAGACGCCAAGGCAGCCAAGGAGCGCGCGGACACGGCCAACAGCGAGCCGCTGGTCCAGAACCTGGTGTCGCACATCCGACGCCACTGGGACCTGGCCAAATACGCCCGCCGGGAGCCTGAGCAGCAGATGCTGCGGGCGCTGCGTTCCATGCGTGGAGAGTATGACCCGGAGAAGCTGCGTGTTCTGAAGGACCAGAACAGCTCTGAAATCTACATGATGCTGTTCGCCACCAAGGCCAGGCAAGCCAAGGCGCTGCTTGGCGATGTCCTTCTCGGGGCAGAAGGTGAAAAACCGTGGCTGCTTCGACCGTCCCCGGTGCCTGAACTCCCACCTGAAACGCAGCAGACCATCCTGGCGCAAGCTGCGCAGCTGGTATTCGAGGCTGAGCAAGGCCCGATGCCCATGACGCAGGAAGAAGTCATGCAGCTGCTGCGCGATGCCAAGACGCACGCGGTGGCCCAGGCCGAGATCGAAGCACGAGCGCAGTGCGCCCGTGCCGAGAAAAAGATCGACGACATGCTCAGCGAAGGCGGCTTCTACGAGGCGCTGGACGCGTTCCTGGACGACCTGTTCGTGTTCAAAACGGCCTTCATCAAGGGACCCGTGGTGCGCAAAAAGGGCGTGCTCAAGTGGGCTCAGGGCAAGGATGGCAAGTCTGTGCCGAAAGTTGCCGTTGAGAACAAACCCTGCTGGGAGCGTACCGACCCGCTGATGATCTACCCGTCTCCGTGGAACCGGAGTACGCAGGACGGCTACCTGATTGAGCGCCATCGCATGACGGCCCAGGCCCTTACCGAGTTGATCGGAGTTGACGGGTACAGCGAGGACGCCATCAACCAGGTGCTGGACCAGCACGCGATCAACGGGCTGCATGACTGGCTGGCCATCGACACCGAGCGGTCGACGGCGGAGGGGCGCACCACGACCCCGCTGGAGCAAAGCTCTGATCTGATCGACGCGCTCCAATACTGGGGTGACCTGCCAGGCAAGCTGCTGCTGGAATGGGGCATGACGGAGCAGGAGGTACCTGACCCCAACAAGGTCTACGCTGTGGAAGCCTGGCTGATCGGAAACTGGGTCATCAAAGCTGCCATCAACTCGGACCCGTTGGCCCGCAGGCCCTACTTCTCAGACAGCTTCAAGCGCCAGCCGGGGGCTTTCTGGAACCTGTCGCTGTACGACACCATGTCTGATTGCCAGGACATGTGTAACGCGGCGGCTCGCGCGTTGTCCAACAACCTCGGCATCGCCTCTGGTCCGCAAGTGTGGGTCAACGTGGATCGACTCCCTGCTGGAGAGGACATCACGCAGATTTTCCCGTGGAAGATCACGCAGACGACCAGCGACCCGATGGGGTCCAGCGCGGCTCCGATGGGGTTCTTCCAGCCGACCAGCAATGCCAGCGAGCTGATGGCCGTGTTTGAGAAGTTCAGCCAGTTGGCCGACGAATATACCGGGATTCCTCGCTATATGGCGGGCATCGAGGGAGCAAACGGAGCAGGGCGCACTGCGTCAGGCATGAGCATGATGATCGGCAATGCTGGGAAAACCATCAAGAGCCAGGTTTCCAGCATCGACATTCACGTCATCACACCCATCGTTGAGAGCGCATTCGACTTTGTCATGCGTTACGTCGGTGATCCGGACATCCACGGCGATCTGAACGTCGTCGCATGCGGGGCGCTGGCACTGGCAACCAAGGACGCGGCACAGGTCCGTCGCAACGAGTTCCTGCAGATCATGCTCAACAGCCCGGTGATCCAGCAGATGATCGGACCCGAAGGCATGGCCTCCCTGGTGCGCTCGGTAACCAGCACCCTGGACATGAACTCGGGGGACATCGTGCCCTCCGACACCGAGGTTGTGATGCGTCTGAAAGCCGCCGCTCTGCAACAGCAACAAGCCGCCATGCTGGGCCAGGGTCAACCTGGTCAAGGCACCCCGGAAAAGCCGCCCGGCCAGAAGCAGCTCATGAATGGAGCGCCCGTTGTCGACAATTTTGGAGCGAAAGGCTCTTGACACTAACGTGTTAGATGCGCTAGGCTCGCGTTAATTGAGAAAGTAAATGCCCACTAACATTCGTCAGCAGGTTTTTGAATCCGTCGCTCGGTCGCAACCGAAGCTGCGTGAAATCCTGTCGTCGGATTTAGAGCAAACGATCACCGTGCTAGTCAAGATGAACGATGTGGAGCAGCTGCGCCGAGCCCAAGGCCGGGCGCAATATCTGCAGAACCTCATCGCAGAGCTTGACGGCGCAACCGGTTCCCCCAACCGCAAGGTTGGAACTTCAACCTGACAGGCTAACCGCCCAGGAGTTTTACGATGACACTGCCCCAACAAGTACAAGCCCAGCTCGACCACGCTGAATCCATCCTGACGCAGATCAATGCGCCAGCGGCAGCGGCGGAGCCGCCTGTACCTCCACCGGCAGAGGCCGTCACAGGGTCTGAGACCCCGGCACCAGCGGAAACCACCGCGCCCGCAAGCCCGCAAGCGGCCCCCAAAGCTCCTGCGCAGGACTCGTGGGAACACAAGTACAAGACGTTGCAGGGTATCCACAACAGCCACGTCAGGGACTTGAAATCGCGTAGCGAAGCTCTTGAGCAGCAGGTCACCGACCTGACCGCAAAGCTGAACGCAAAGCCCGCAGAAAAGCCGGAAGTGCCCTTGGACCCCAAGGATGCAGAAGTGTTTGGCGCAGACATGGTCGACATGGTCCAGCGCGTCGCGGAAGCGATGTTTGGTCAAGCCGCCAAGTCATTCGATGCACGCATCGCCGCCATTGAGCAGCGCCTGGAAGGCACGTCTCGTGAGGTCAGCCGTACGGCAGAGGAGGTCTTCTACGACCGCCTTGGCACGGCGGTACCCGACTACGAGACGTTGAACGAAGACCCTGGATTCCTCGCCTGGTTGGGTGAGGTGGACCCGGTCTACGGAGCCCCTCGTCAGGCAGCACTCACGGCAGCTGCAGGAGCAATGGACGTCGCACGTGTGGCCAGGATTTTCCTGACCTACAAGAACCTCCAGAACCCCGCATCAGCCAGCCCGACCCCTTCTGCGTCGCAACAACTGGAACGTCAAGTCGCTCCACCCACCGTCAACGCTCCGCAGCCCCGTCAACAGGGCGGCAAACCTCTCATCACGGAAGCCGAAGTGCAGTCGTTCTACAACGACATGCGCCAAGGCAAGTACCGGGGTCGGGAGGACGAGGCGGTTCGGGCGGAAGCAATCATCAACGCTGCCATGGCAGAGGGTCGCATTGTCGCCCGACGTCCGCAGTACACGCCTGTGTAAGGAACTGAAATGACCACCGTAACCGCAGCAGCCACCTTCCCGGTAGGCTCCCCCTTCAACACCAGCCCGGCGTACTCCGGTACCTTCATCCCGGTCGTCTGGTCGTCCAAGATGAACGCGAAGTTCTATGCAGCTTCGACGTTCGCCGACGTGTGCAACACGAACTGGCAGGGCGACATCAGCGGCATGGGCGACAAGGTCATCATCAATACGCCGCCGAGCATCACCGTGTCGAACTACACGGCTGGCTCTACCCTGTCGTACCAGGCCCCTACGCCTGACACGCAGGAACTTGTGATCGACAAGGGCAAGTATTTCGCCTTCCAGGTGAACGACGTGCTGGCGTATCAGGCTCAACCGAACCTGATCGACACCTTCTCGACCGATGCCGCCCAGCAGATGCGCGTGGCCATCGACTCCAACAGCTGGTACAACACCTTCACTGGTGGCTCGTCCTCCAACAAAGGCGCGACCGCTGGTGCCAAGTCGGCCAGCTTCAACATGGGTACCGACACGGCTCCCGTGACGCTGACGACCAGCAACGTGCTGCAGAAGATTCTGGAAATGGCGTCCATCCTGGACGAGCAGAACATTCCCGAGTCGGATCGCTGGCTGGTGCTGGACCCGTACACCCGCTCGCTGCTGATGCAATCCAACCTGGCGCAGGCTCAGTTCATGGGCGACAGCACCTCGATGGTTCGCAACGGCCTGATCGGTGCCATCGACCGCTTCAAGGTGTATGTGACCAACCAGCTGCCGAAGGCCATCGCTGGCTCGAACACCCCGTGGCTGTCTGGCGACGGTTCGGAGAACAGCATCACCTCCGTCAGCGGTCTGAAGCGTCGCGCCATCATCGCCGGTCACAAGTCGGCCCTGACGTTCGCTTCGCAGATCACCAAGATGGAAACGATCCGCAACCCGAACGACTTCGGCGACTACATCCGTTCGCTGAACGTGTACGGCTTCAAGGTTGTCAAGCCCGAAGCCCTGGCGCTCTGCATCGTGGCCTAATCGCAGGGAGGGGGCCTTCGGGTCCCCGCCTTGCTCCTTCAAGGAGTAGAACATG